ATGGTTCTGCGACCTTTCCACCCCCGATGAGCTTTGGCTCCACGACAGAGTCTTTAGCGTTCATCCGGGCCTGCATGGCTTGAATGGCCATGTGGATTGCGTCCTTGTTGCTGCTCTCGACGACAGCGTCAAAACGATTGATCTCCTCTTCAGGCAAGTTGCTACGAGCCCACTCGGCCATTTGCTCAAAGCCTTGGTCTCCGCCAACCAGCGCCTTAAGGTCGGCCTCGTCAGAGGCCGTCAGTTCAGGTGGTGCGGCATCTCCACCAGACTGCGCCTTTGACACATAGTTCTCGACGACCTGGCGAGGCACCTTGAAGACTTCGGCAAGGTCGTCAAACGAGTCGCTGATGTCTTCGCCGTTGTCGGCTTTCCACATCAAGTCGTTGAGCGAAATGCCTTTTTCCTGCAAGGCATCAACGTTTTCCTTGCCGTAAACCTCGACAGCCTGTTCAACGCTGTAGCTTTCGGCTGACTCTTCGGCAGTTTCAGCCTCTTCAGGTTGCTGGCCTTGCTTGCGCTCTAGCTCTTGATACGCCTTAAGCAGGTCTTCTTGAGAGCGGAACTTGCCGCCAATGAGGTCAGGCTCTTGCTCGGCCTCCTGCTCTTGAATGAACTCATTTAGAAGGTCTTCCTGGCCAGGGGCGACCATGCCTTCTTCTGCAGCCTCAGGCGAGGTGATTTGCGGGGATTCGGGGGTCGTGGTCATTACTGGTCGGGTGCGGGTTGGTCAGGTGCCATCTGCATTTCTTGCGTCGTTGACGCTGCATTGGCGAGTTTCTGCGGGTCGGCCATGCCGGCCTGCATTGCTTGCTGGGCCATGGCCATCTGCTGCTGTTGCTGCATTTCGGCCATGAGTTCTTCCTCAGACTTCACAAGCCCAAGGACGTCGATGCCCATGCTGTACGCCAAACGCTTGATTAACTCAGGCGGTTTGACGTACTGAGCGATTGCCTCTGGCCCCATCGTCTGCCCAAGCGTCGACACAAACCTGACGAGCTGCTCTAGGTCATTGCCTCTGCCGACAGCAGCCAAGCCAACGGTCATCACAGGCTTGACCAGCTTCTTATCCATCTTCGGCACCTTGCCTGCGCGGGTAAGGATGTCGAGCTTGCGTGCGACGTACTTGACCTGAAACTCTGTGGTCAGGATGGAGTAGATCGACCCGAGGCTGTTTTCGATCTGCAACGCCTGCAAGCGGACCTCTTCGGCCGTAACGCGTTC